CGGCGTCAAATATTTTTCCATCAAAGTGTACACTCGATATCCCGCGGCCATATAGCGGGTTGATACCATCAAAATCTGGGCGAATAGCTAGACTAACTTCTTCAGTACTCAATACGTTCAGCAGGTCAGGTTTAGCGCCAGTGGTATTTTTGCCTCTGGAGCAGGTAAAGAATAGGTTGTTATCTGCCTCAGTAACTGAGCCGGCGGCGTATGTACCGTAAGAACCGACAACCCGGGCGATATTCGGTACAATGAACGATGTATTACCAACAGTCATCGAGGTGAGCGTAAGCTGGTTTTGAGAACCCTCACCAGATGCGGTTGTCATAAACACTACGTTTACTGGTTCACCATGCCCATCACGATAACTGCGGACGGTGATTGGTATTTCACCAGTACCTTTGTTTATCTCGACCCAGCCGCCGCCGTAGAAGGCATTGAATGCACTGATATATTTACCAACGCCGCCCCAGTAAACCTTGTCGTCTACACCAACGCCAAATATACGGTAGCTCGATCCAGTGATATCACGAAGAACGGGACCGGACGTGGTGTCGGCTACAGGAGCCTCCACAGCTACGTTTTGTGTGGTACGCCCCAAATCTCGATACGAGTTAGTCGATACCGAGTCAATATACGTTTCATCATTCGACATGTCGCTGTAGTAGATGTTGTAGCGGGTGGCTTTTGGTACGGCATCCCAGGTTAATTCCAGATAGTCCTCAACTTCGCCTGTCTGGCGCCACTGGTTGCGGATACGGTTGGTTTTTACGGAGATCTCAGCTGATGCCATTGTTTCGCCAACCTCATTGACCGCCGAGACTTTATAAAAGTTGGAATAGCTGCCGGTTGCTAGATTCTTAGAATTGGTAACCTTGAGGTTTTTTGGCGTGTCGATACCTTCAAACTTCTTCACCTTATTGTTGGCGATGTCGTAGAACGCCAGAACATCCTTGCCATTGACGATGTATACGCAATCGTCCACTTGATAGAACTTTGCTTCATATCCAGGTGTGAGCTTTTCTCCGGTTGCTTCCTGCCATGCTCCGCCGTTTGATCGCTTGACGACGCCGTCTTCCACGATAATCGCCCATTCTTCTAGCCCGCTGGCCGTTGCTAGCATTTTTACGGTGAACTTGTCAAAGCCGTCGGGCATTTTGTCTAGAACAGGGAAAAATGTTTTTGTGCCCCAACGCGGATACAGCACGCCATCCTGTCTTAGCATGTAATTTACGGCAGAACGGAGTGTGTTATTAGGTAGGCGTGCTTCGTCTAGATAGCTGTTAACACCACCGCTAAAATTCGGGATGATAATGTTCTGTATTTTAGCGCTGCCGCCTGTCATACGTGGGGGAGTTTGTACTGCCATTACCAATCTCCTCCTATCCCAATGTCGCCCTCAAGTCCGCTAAACTGTCCATCAGGAGCTAGCTCATTGCGCTGTCGCATATTTGCTAGGAGTATCATGGCGTCACTGTTATATTTCGTGTATAGGTTGACATCGTCATTTACGAACAGTTCTGCTGTTACGTAGGCTATGGCGAAGTTTGGGTCGCTCATTTCTAGTACATCATCTAGTTTTGTTGGAATAAACGGTTCACGGTAGTATTTAACGATGATAGTTTTGTCAATTTCCTGATCGCTAGATTTTGGTATCCAACCTAGCCGAAGTTTGTGTCCGATTTGTGGATTTCCCAGGATAGTAACAAACTTGCCATCTTCGCCAGTTAGCTGGCTAGGGGAGTTTACATGCAGCGGTTCTGAGCTGCCCTGTAGGTAGAATCCGCTAGATAGCGAATATCCTTCCGGCAGGTCATACTCGCGCTGCCCAGGTTGAATAGGACCGACATCACCTACGCTAAACAGCTCATTCCATTTAGTAACGTTATCTGTTGACCAGCGGCGCACAGCCTTCTGTAGCAGGTTTAGTCGTATTTGTCCGTCCTCATCATTGAGTGCAGGCGCATCTGCTGCTTGTTCGTATGCTACGTGGACGCTCTTTAGTATCTCGTTGACTTTCATTCTGAACTCCTTATCTTACGCGCGGCGTTGGTAGCGCCGACTTACTAATTTTGAACTGTGACGGGGCTTTGATGCCGGTAACGATGCTCTTGTTTGAGCTGACGTTGCCAAGGCTTACGTTTGGATCTTTTGCAAAGCCGTACGGGCTAGAAAGCTTCATCATCTTGACGTTGTAGTCTGGTACTGAAATCCCACTGACAGTACCGCCTCGTCGTCCACCGCTACCGCTTGAGCCGCGTCTAGCACCTCCGCCACCATTTCTGGATTGCGAAGTAACATTACCGTTTTCGTCCATGATTAGGGACCGCAGGGCTTGGTACTGATCTTTGGAGATACGTCCGTCGTTGTAGAAATTCTTCAGCATAGAATCTTCTACAAAACACTTGTCGGCGATCGACTTCCTGCGTCCAGCGTATAGAGTGTTAACCAGCTGCTCATTCGACATATCCTTGGTTGCCTCTTTGAGGTATTGCAGTTTAACATCTGCTTTATAGCTTGCCTGCGTTGCATAGGTTAGCTGTTCCTTGTCAATGCCATTTTCTGCAGCGTAGCGTTCTTTAACCCAGGCCGGCATATCGGCGTACTTCTTGTTCTTGTTCAGGTCGATAGCTTGATGGACTATTGCTTTATCGTTTGATTGAGCGGCGAGGGCAGATAGTTTATCGGTAATATCGTTTCCGGTATTGCTGCTTGTTTCACTCGAACCTCTTTGCTTTAATCCGTAGCCTAGTACGTAGTTGCGGTAGGTGGCGTCTGATTCATCTTTTGAATCTTTAGCAAGTCTCTTATGAACTTCTCGAGCAACTTCGCCGCCTTTTGTTCTGATCGTCCCATCACCGTCTTGTGTGTAGTCGCCGCGAGCAATCTTGGCTTTTAGCACCACGGGCAGTCCGTCTGAGCCAGTCGCCTGAGACATTTTGCTGAGTTTATCCATTGCTGCGGTGTCGCCATTTTTAGCACGCTTCTCCAGAATATCCATCTTCCTTGAATCCTGAACGAGGCTATAATACTGCTTAGCCTCTTCAGGATTGTTGGATAGCATCTCTCTAAACGCAGCACTGTCTTTATCACTGAGCGCATGCTGCTTGGTGTCATAGAACTGCTTCTGCTCATCAAGGGCATTCTTTCCGAAGAGCATTCCTTTAACGATATTTGTTGGCGAGCGGTCAACAGGTGTCTGAATGTTGCCTTTGCTATCCTGTGTATAGCCATCTTTTAGGGCAGTAGCCCCTTGAATTGTGCGCTTCATCTGCGCACCGGTTGGGACTATATCAAGCATTGCGGTGCCAATCTTACCAGCATCACCGCTCGATAAACCCTCGCCAGCGGCAAGTCCAGCCTTAATCAACTTTGATACAGCGGGCGTGCCGTAACGGGAAATGTCTGAATCTTCGCCAAAAATGGTTTTCTTAGTTTTGTCGTCTATAAATGCTCCAACAAGTGCGGGACCACCCGGAACAAACTTGGAGGCTTCGCCTAGAAAACGCTGACCCGCTTGTGCGGTATTATCCAGAAGGTTGTCATTAGCATCATCTTCGCCATTAGTAAAATCTTTGTAGGTTTCTATCGTCGCCTTCAGGAAGTCTGGCAGTTGTTCTTGTCCGGTTACCATCTTCAACCCGTAGTTAGCAGCGGCCGCTGCGATGATGAATTTGGCTTTCTGGGCGGGCGTAAAGTCCTTAAAGAACTGTAGTCTCATGTTATTTACCTCTAATCCAAACTGCGTGAAAACGCCGAGTGCTTTCGAGTTCATGACCAATGGTCGGTCGCCAATGCCGCGCCCAGCTAGAGTAGCCTTGGTGGCTAGGTCAGCCTGCCTAATGGCTGCGTCTCCAGTTAGTCCTTTGCTGAGCGCCTCGTTGTATGCGCTGCGCCAGCTCAGTTCTCCAGTGAACTTCTCGATAGCTTCCATCGGAATGGAGGCAGTATCAGTGTATTTTCGGATGATGCCGCGCCGCTGCGATGAGGCATCGGTATAGCGAGCTTTCATGAATGAAGATTTATTCAGCGGATCGCTTGCTTCGTCAAAGCCAGAATGGATCATCTGCTTGACAGCTTTCATGAACGATAGTAGTCCATCTCGGGCAATCGTCTGCGGAACGCTTAGGACCTGCGCTACGGCTGCCGTGGCTGAGCCTGGTATAGTGTTGGCGCCGACGATACCTTGCGCTTTGATTGAGACATCTACAGTTCTACCAAAGCCTTTATCAACAGCCAATCGGTCAATAGCGTTCGTTTTTCCGGCAAGGATATTGCCGTATTCCTGCCATGCGGCGATGAGCGGGGAGCGCTCGCCTTCTTTGAAGTTCTTGTGTTTTGGTTTGCCAGTCTCGACTTGTGCCATCGCTTCGTTAAATCCGAGCTCTTCGATAGCTTTGTCTAACTTAATCTCCTTAGCTTTCTGGAACGTGCGGAACGCATTTTCGATCACTCGCACGCGTGAAGCAGCAGGAGTCATATACTGGTTATAGAGCATTGCCTCGTAGTACCTGTCGATAGCACCGAAGAAGTCCTTGTTAGCTAGTTCGCCGCGACGTGTCTGTGCAAATGGATTCCACTTGCGACGCGCACCAGTGTTTTCAGTATTTCCGACTATCTCGTCAGGGACACCCCCGCGTACTCCACCGGGGATTGTTTCGCCGCTTACCGAGCCATTCATTCCGGTAATATCTCTAATCTTTAGTCCGACTTTCTCAAAGAATGACGGGTCGCTCATGATGTGCGAGACGTAGTTCTTGCGGCGCGGTATTGGGTCATAGCCGTTTGCTTCCAGTACACGGTTAGTGTTGTTGAGGATATCGTCTGCGTGAGTACGCCACCAGTCCACTGCCGGCTTCATATAGGTGTCTACATAGTCTTTGCCGTATTTGGCGTTCAGGTCGGTAACATCGACTTTCTTTTCTACGAGGTCGAACATATCTTCGGTCAGGTCTTTTCGTAGCTGGCGAGAGGGGAGGTTATCCAACATCTTGCTTTCTAGCTTCGTTAGTCCATCGCGGCGAGATTTCAGCTCGACTTTCATGGCTGCTTCTTGGCTGTCTTTGAATACGGAGGTAAATTCCTTGGTAGCTGCGGCCGTTGCGGCATCTGGAGCGTTTGCGTCGATGATACGGTCAATGTCTGCAAGCGGGTTATTCCTGTTACCCCAGCGGTCAATGTCTCCGATGATTTTACCTAGGTTTACTGGTTTGCCTTCAATGTAAGCGTGCTGATTGCCGTTCTCATCGATACCGACGTAGCTACCAACACTCTTGCCGTCTTTGTCAACTACCATACCAGTACTGCTGATAGTATGTTTATTGCCGTCAAGCGGGACCAGATCGAATATTGGCTTGCCTTGCTCATCCACGCCTTTCGCTAGAGCAAACTCTGTTAGGTCAGGTTTGCGATTAGATTCCGTGCCCTTGACGTGGATTTTTTTGCTAGCGTCAATCCACTCCTGGCTGCCGACGACGCGGTTATATGCTGACTGTACGATGGTTGGATACTGTTTCATGCCTCGTATGTCGTGAACATCGTAGCCGGTTTGTTTGCGGATCTCATCGCGAACTAGGCGGCGCTGTGCTGGAGTACCGGCGTTCAGTTTGTCGATAACATTATCAACGGTCGCTTGAGGGTAGGGGTTGATGTCTGCGGCTTGGCTTTGTGACGTAATATCATTGATTCTGTACCCGTCGGCTACATCGGTGGCGCTTCGGGCTGCCGCTACCGCCTGTAGGTCTGCTGTATTGTCAGGAGCGACGCGTTCGGTTGTTGTGACGCCGGTGTCCCCGTTAGTGGTGGATGTTAGCTTTGAGCCGTCGCCGAGGTCTAGCTCCTCCTTGACTTTTGGTACAGTGCCCTCAACTTCGTATGTTCTCGCCGGCTGGTTTGGACCGTCGAGGCGGGCGTCACTCTCGCGTAGCACCCCCTTAATACCATACTTACCTCGCGTTATATCGTGGCTATCCATATGCTCGGCTGGCTTGATTTCCCAGTCGTACTCTGGGCGGGCTGTTTGTAGCTTTTTCAGCTCAATTTCAGCCGCTCGTTCGGTGAATCCGTTGTAACCTTTTCCGGTTTCTTCAACTTGGATTGGTTTTTCTAGTCCTTCAGCTAATCTCTGTGCTTCACGGCGAGCAATAGCAATGTCTGAATGCGTCGAATATCTCTGTGATGGACTGCCGTCAGCATACTCTTCAACGATTGCGTATTTGCCGCGTGGTGTCTGCTCGATTCGATAGCGGTAATCTTCAGGAGCTGTACCGAAAAAGCCTGGTTTCGTTGGCTTGTAAACATCCTCACCATTGACATTTAACGTATTGTTTGATACACTGCCAGTACGAGTTCCTGATGGATTACTAATAGGACTTGTGCCTGTAGCAGATTCTAGATTGCTACCTGCCCGGGTAACGCCCCGCAAGTCGTCGTCCATCAGGGGCGTACCAAGCTCAGCTTGGGCTTTTTTAATATCTGCCTCAATTCTTTCGGGGCGGATTTTTTGCACACTCTTAAGGCTTAAGCCATCGTTAAATTGACCCATTAGGACTCGACCGCTCGGTGCGTCAGTGTTTGCATAGGTAACATTCTGGAGTCCTGTATCGTTAGGGCTGCGAGTTAGTGTGCTGTTATTGCCATAAATAGACTTTTCCGCTATATTTACATACTCCTCAGGTGTTACTCCCTCCTGAATAATCCGCTTCTCAACATGTGCATTATGCGCGCCCGGATACACTGTTACGTCTCTGTTGGTTACGAAGTCTTGTCCAGTTTGCGCTTGGATCGCGTTGTGTTGATCTAGAGTGTTCTGGCTAACGCGCCCGTAATTAAACGGCTCATCGATAGGGTAGTTTTCGATAGCTGTGCGCATTCGCTCATTTCGCCCGGCATTTGGTGTAATTTCCGTACGTGGAATGTGTAGGTCGCCATCGACATATGCTTGGCGAAGTGCTGTAGCGCCGCGTCCGATAGCTGCACCAGCTCCTGTCATTCCAGTGCCAAAGACAGCACCTGTCGCCGCTTCTTGCAAAGCATTTTCAGGTTTCCAGTCGGTGCCGGCTCGAAGCGACCCGCCTGCGCTTAGAGCAGCGTTCGTAGCTGCCTCATGAGCAATCAGTTGGGGAACGGTTTTCTCGGCTGCTTGACTGATAATACCTTTTTCTAGTGCACTTTTAGCTAGGGTTGGTGCAATACCCTTGACAACTCCCTTGGCAAGAGATCCTACAGGAGCAACAGAAGAAGCGACATCAACAGCTGTACCAGCTGCGCGAAGTATGCGGTCTAGAGTTCCTTTGTCTTGCATGCCTCCAGTTATGCCGTTTATTTCTTGGTCTATAGCGTTGTATCTGCGAGCATATTCTTCCTCTGAAAGCTTACCTGCTTTGTATTCCGCAGTGAGTGCATCAAGCGGGCTATGATTAACTAAAGCCTCACCTGAACGATAGACCGCTTTGAACGGTTGTGCCATGCCGCCAATCATATTGCTGCCGATACTAACAGCATCCTTACCGACAATCTCTAGGTTGGAACCCTTCTTTACTGCTCGGTCGTCAATCAGGTTGCGTAGCAGTTCCGATTCAGCGACGATACGCTCGAACTTCGCGCGCTGTTCAGGGTTAGTAAATCCGTATGGGACCTTGGCGTAATCTGTCAGATTTTTAGATATCTGCTCAATAGCCTCACGTTGTCTGCCGGCGTCCATGTTATTAAAGTCTTCTAGGAATTGTGTCGGTGTCCTGCCACCGTAATTTATCATGGGCGATTGTCCGTATTCGCCCAAGGCAGCGTCAGCGGTTTTCTGGCGATACTGAACATTCTTTATCTTCTCGATGGTGTTTTTCAGCTGCTCGTCAGAGGTGATGCCTTGCTGTGCTTCATCGAGTAATTTCCGTTCGTTTGTCCAGTTACCGCGGGTATCATTAAGCAGCGTCGTTAATTCGTCTCGACGCTTTCGGTAGTCCTCAGAATTTAGGTTGTTGCGGCGTACCGTCTCATTCAGCTGCTGCATCTGTGGTGATTGCTGTGCTGGCTGCTGAAAAGGGGAGGGTTGCTGTGGATGTGGTAATTGCAGCTGCGACTGGTTATTTATCGAGAAGTTTGGTTGCTTATCTTGCTGCTGCACTTTCGACTGGTTTTGTTCAATGTACTTTTTGGCGTTCTCATCGCCTAGTGCGGCATACTTTTTGGCTTTCTCTAGCTGCGATTCAATTGTCTCTACGAAGTTTGGCTGAAACATTGGCGTTTTGGGCTTCTCTGGCGAGAAGTTTTGCTGCTGCTCCTGCTGGCGCGGCTGCTGAATAGTAGACAAGCGTGTTGCATCAAACCCCTGAAACTGCTTTGGCTGGCTTAGTGGATTATCGTTGTGCTGCTGGATTGGCTCGCGGTGGTTTTGCTGTTCGCGGCGTTTTTCTTCTTCGTCGTCTCTCCATCCGAAGAAGCTGCGTATCATTTTTCCAAAGTCAAACATTGGTATTTAGCTCCTTTCGGCTATTAGAATTGGACGTCGTCTGCGGAACGCCGTGGACGCATAAAGTAGCTGTCGTCATCGTCAGAGCGTCGGCCAAGAACTGATTCTGTTGCTTGTCCTGCGCTCAGGCTAGGCGAATTAATATTCGAGCTATCTACTGTGCCTTGAGTGATATTTTTCGCCTGGTACGCTGGAACGCTCGCCAGTGACGCTTGCGGAGCGGTGATATTTTGGTAGGTTTGTACGATTTGACCTAGCCGTCCGTTGATAGCTCTATCGACGTCCTGAATTTGGGCTGTCGATATTGCACCCGCTTGAGCGAGGGCTTGGGCGCGCTGGTTGTCGTTCATGTTCATCTTGTTAAGGATTTCGTTGCGCTGCTCGTTGAAGGTGTCGTGGATTTCTTGGTACTTGCTCTGGCGGAAGTCATTCAGCTTGCGTACTTCGTCTTCCAGCTTCCTCTGTACTTGTTGACGGTTGACTTCAATATCAGTCTTCTGCTCGTTCAGGTCGTCTAACATCTTGCCTTGTTCGCTGTTTTGCAGGTCAGCCACGCCAACACCCAGCATGCCGATGGCACTTGAGTTGCCGCCGCCCAGCATGCCGATGTTGTTTGATTCGCCCTGTAGAGTGTTGCGGACCATCTCGCCCAGCGACTGCTTGCCGCGTGCATAGCTTTTTTCTAGTTTCTGGTCTTGGCGGTCGAGGTTCTGGAAGGCACTGTCGCGTTCGCCCTTCAATGAGTTGATGGATGTATCTACCTGCCTGTCAACAGCTGCTCGTGCTGCGTTGCGTCGCGGATCGATGGAGCCGAGCATATCGTTGTAGTAGCGGTTATTCTGCGCCCACTGCTTGTCGATGGCTTGGCGCTGTGCTGCAGACATACCGCCTCCGCCGCCGCTACCGCCTCTGCTATAACCCCAGCCGCCAATACCATTCTGCTGTTGAGGAGTATTTCCGCGATTATTATTCTGCCAGGATTGGTACTGTCGATGTAGTCCGTCTATGTACTGTTGAACCTTGCCGGCCTGTCCTTTGTCGTAACTGATCATTCTTGTGTCGGCGCCGTTGTTATTGACCTTGTTCCAGTCAATCCTGCCGTCGTTGCCGGTGTAGGCGAGCGTGTACGGATCGTGTACTGCCAGCCACCCGCGGAAGTCTGGGTCTCCTTGATATTCTGCCATAAAAATAGCCCTTTCTTGCGCTTCGCAAAAGGGCTGTTGTTTCGCTTGGACTGTCCAGTTGCGAAGACACACTTAATACAAGTTTGTCTTTCGCCTCTGGAGTCCTGATGTCCGCCGTACGACCGGTCGCCCAAAGCCGTTGCCGAGCTTGCGGCTCACGGAGCGGTGTTTCTCGTAGTTTAATACAGGAAATACCGCATGCTTATTTATAAGTTATCATGCGTTTTTTCAAATCATCAATATTTTGGCAAATTTTGTGAAAGTTTTTCGATTCTAGTTTGTCGGACTATAGAAATGTTCGACAAAATACCACTTACCCCACTCGCCGTGATCGTTTCTAGTACACTTGCCGAAGCCGGTTAGCGTATATCGGGGGTCGAGGATAGCCTTAGCGTGTGGCTCGCTTTTCATCCAGCCGCGATCGCCATTGAATACCGTTCGCTCATCTAACCTGTCTCCATTAACATCATCTGCACCCTTATCAGAGCCGTAGGTGATATTTAGGTTCTCGCTATAATATCCGTAGACATTGTTTAGATTTCTCATAGCAATCTCATAGCCCTCCAGCTTTGTCGTCGGGTTTTGATGATCGTAATAGTTATTAGTAGCCATATCATCGCACTTTTCTTGCGCAGATTTATTTAACGCCGGACTGAGCTGCATTGGTGCGACACCATGCTCGGCGCGGATCTTATTCACTTCAGCCAGCATTGTCTCTGGTGTGATGTCATAGACAGTGTGCTTGCTATGCGAAGCAGACTTATTCTGGCTCTGATTTTTGACTGGAGTTCGTCCTTGTAAGTCTCTCAGCTCCTGTATCTTATAGTCCAGGGTAGCTTCAGTGTTTTTCCTGTCAGATTCTAACTTGTTATGGTATAGAATAGGGTATGCTGTGTGGCAGAAGAAAAAACCGACAAAAAAACAAACAACACCGACGATAGTTACGTCGATGAGGCACTTCTTTCTAGTAACCATCGTGTCATTTTTTTCTTTTTTACCACCTTTTTTCATGGCGTCATTATAGCAAATATGGTATGATTTGTCCATATGATGAAGAAGTTGTTTCGCAATGCGAAAGAGCACTCTGGGGCGCTTTTTATGTCTGCTTGCGCGATTATTTTTCCGATAGGAAACAATAATATAAACTGGGGTACTGCGGTTATTATTGTAATTATAGCTATATGCGCAACTGTAGTGCTTCATATTCTTGATGATACAGAAGCAATATTTAGGAGCGACCTGCATATGTGGTTAATTGCTATATGGCTGTCCACTGGCGTCATAATAGGGAAATATCTGCCATGACAAAGACACCCTTGCAAGTTGGGGTGTCTTTGGGTTCTCCGTAGCGTCCAGTAGATTGCGTGTCATACCTGCGCTATCAGTGGAGGTTTTATGTTTTGTGTGTATTTTTTGGTTTGTCTTAGTTTTTGTTAAACCTTCAGCTCGGCCGCTGGGGTAGAGACCTGGTTGTTTGCACGGAGCAGGTCTGCTTCGTACTCCAGGTTAGTCTCTTCAATACGGTACAGCTCGTCAGCAATTTCTTTCGGTACCGTCAGGTCTTTGCCTGCTGGATAGCCCTTACCGTTAATCATCACCGTACGTCGCAGCTTGACGTGGACATACACTGGTTTTGTGTCTGGCTCGTACTGTGCGACTTTTGGATCCGACTGTTCAAGCACTGGCTCCGCTGGAGCTTCTGGCTCTGGTTGCGGTACTGGTGCTGGCGAGACGGTCGGTGTTGTGTCCGGTGCTGCTTGCGCGGCATACTCAGCCTGCGGCGTGCGGGGCTGGGGAGTCGGCACATTGGTCATAGTAGGACCTAGAGTATTTGGTGCGTTACCTTCCATGATTATCCTTCCATGGGGTGGGCGGCGGCCTGTATAAGCTACCACCCGGTTAGTTAGTATAGAGAGCCGGATTCCAAACGACACATAAAGTTGTTGTTTAGAATGGCAGCCTTGGCGGCAAACTTCCAACCAAGCGTCATCTTCTGATGAAGTGGGTCGGACACGCCGCCTGGACCTTCCTTGTACACTTTCAGGTGCTGCAGGTCGGTGTTGCCGTAGGCGTCTTCGCCAAAGAGCAAGCTAATGTGCACCTTCGCGTTTGATGCGCCCTTGTCGGTGATTAGGTTATTGCTTCGAACAACCGTCACACCAGCAAACGAGACTAATTCGCCCTTGTATAGCTCGTTGGATTTCTCCTTCGATGCTTGGCGGTAAACCGTCTGGCGGAATGCCTCGTCATCCATCAAGTCTTGCTCGACGGCTGGATCGACAACTAGGACATAGTTGCCGTCCTTAAAGGTTGGTGCGCCTGCAGTACGCAAGCGGGAAACCTCTTTGCGAACATCTGCCCAGGTCAGCTTGTCTGCGTCAGCTAGCAAGTTGCGTGCGGTCTTTGAATTGGCGTAGCGCACAGCAGTACCGGCGATGATGACCTTGTTGATAGCACGGTCATAGCTCTTCGATGACTGCTCGCTGAGCTTCTTCAGAGCGTTTTGAACAGATGAGTGTTTTGGTGTTAATTTTGCGAGGTCAGTAAGCGTCACAAAGTCGCCATACTGGTCAACAACCGCATTGATAGCAGAAGTTGTCAGTTGGCTGCCAGCCGGGGCTTGCCCCTCCGTCAGAGGGTTGGTAACGATATCCAAGTCCGAGTAACGGGTAAATTGGATAGTCTTGCTTGATGCCTCTGGCAATGTTTCTTTGTGACCAAACTGGTCAAGCACAGTCTGAAACTCCGCTCCGCGAAGGACTTTCTTCGCAAAGTAGGTTTGCAGATCGTGCTGAAGCTGCGCAGTAGTAGTGTCAGCCATATTAAACAGCCCTTTCTGTAACCACTACCACCCAAATGGATTACGATAAACTAATGTTTCCGATCCTTGCCTCTAGTTCCTCTATGGAATCTCCGCTGCCACCTGAGCCTGCTGCCGACGAAAACATGCCAGAGCTTTGTCCGCTCAGGTTCTGTAGGCTTTGCTGGGCACGCTCGCGCTCGGCTTGCGCTACAGACATGATAGGCTCTAAGTACTCATCGGCTAGCTTCCGAATCGATAGCTTCTTAAGAACTCCGACGTTCCTTGCTAAAATGTGCGGCTCAATACGTCCTCGGACATAGCTGTCAACCGCCTTAGCTAAGGTTTCGTTGTAGCAGTTCGGATCCGTTGGATCTAACGAAGCATTGTTTGGGTCAAGCATAGGATATGCTTTTAGTATTTCTGCCTCTTCGCGGTCAAAGCGCGACGCCACCTGTTCACCGTCCAAGCGTTCCTGCATTGCCTCTACTGCAGTATTGGCAGCTTGCTGGGCTTGTTTTTGGTTATAGTCCATGATGTCGCTGGCGCTGTAATTACCATCTTCATCAGGAGTAGGGGGCTTAAGCTGGTCTTGCTGGTTTTTTCGTGCCATCTCCTGCTTAAGAGACTCAATATACTCGTCCTTCTCGTGCAATTGGCTGGTCAATGCAGCAAAACGCTGATTGAGGCGCGATTGCTTGTCTGGACGCCCGTTTTGCGTGTCTGTACCGACTTCTGCTTCAGCTTTGGAATCACCATTGGACTGCTGTTGACCGTCGCCATCAGCACCCTCCGCACCAGTCGCTGTTGTTTCATTCGTAGTTTGATTCTCACCAGCCGGCGTCTCTGATGTGGCGGTTGCTTCTCCGCCGTCTGTTAGCGCCATATTTTCTACCGCCTCGACCTGTTCGGCCGATAGTCCGGTATCGCTAGAAGTAGACATGCTACATCCTTTCGTTTAATTTAGTCAAGACACTTACGCAGTCCGCGGCGGGAGATACGCTCCGTTTCCGGCTAGTAGGGTGGTAAAAGACCAGCCGGAAACGCAACCTACCTCAGAACCTCTTCTCAACGATAGGCATTCCTTTCTCGTCAGTTTTGCCAGTGTAGAAAGTCCCCGGCGGCAAAAATATACCGTGTTCATTCTGGCAACTTATGCACCTTAAGCTTGTGCCGTTTTGTCGCCATTCACTGTCTGGTTTGTGTTGTAGCGCGATACTACTCATATCCAGTTCGGCATAATGCGGTTTTTCGATTAGCTCTGACTCCGTGTTTGACTTCTCATACGGGTTAGGATTGCTGTTCATCTTCAGCCTCCTTGGTCATTACTTCGACAGCTAATACCGCACCCTCAATTCTCTCGATATACTTCTCGATCCACTGCGCCATCAGCAGCCTAGACCGCACCTCCTTGCCGACTTTTTCATCAGAATCATTAGGACCAAACTCTAGGTCTCTGTGGAGTCTCAGATTTAATGCGTCCTGCTTCATTTGCTCCTTGATGCGCGGCCAGCCCGGGATTGAAGCAATGTCGGCTACCTCAGCGCGCTGGCGGGCTTCTGCTACTTTTGCCTCTAGGCTTAGCTCCTCGGCCACTGGTGTAAGTGGCAGGGAATTGATATCGCTGTCTAAAATATTCTCCATATTACGCCGCCTCCATCGGCTGAAGTTGTTGGACTTCTTGATTTTGCTGTATATCCTGCGGCACTTGCGACTGTTCTTCAGACTGCCCTTGAATCTGTTGCTGTAACATGCTTACTAGTTGAGGATCATTGAGCATCTCTGGGGTAAATGGCTTCGTCTTGTCATTTTCCTGAGTGTACGGGTCAAAGATTTTATCTTTGTTTTTGATACCACTAGCTGCTATAAGCTGGTCAAGTAGCTCTGTCCTGTTGATCTTACGTCCATCTTCTTGTGCACCGTCCATTAGCCATGCACCAGCCTGAGATGACAGCAACTCAACGAGATTATAGACGCGCTCATACTCATCTTTCTGATCGTTAGCAGCGGTCGTGCCAGCATCTATTCGATACATCCACTTACCGGACAGCTTGGTGTGGTCAATCTTCATTTCGGCTGTGCCGTGGGCGTTGATGTATTCAATCATACCGTTTTCGCCAGTCTCTGGGTCAACACCTATTCGGTAACTCTTGGCTGAATCGAAGATGTCTAGCAGATCCTTGTGTCCAGATTTGATGATATCCAGGATCTCGTCGTCAAAGACATGAAACTTTATCGGAACAGATTGTTTGGTACCAATTAGGTTTATCATGCCATCGACCAGCTCTTCATAAGCCTCCTCGAACATATTTCTATCCCACTGATCGCGGGCGTTTTCGCGCTTTTCAAGTTTGCTCAAGGCTTCTGGTGTTCGACCAAAGCCCGGCAGACCGTCGCTTGCGGATATCGTGGTATCAGTCGTACCGTTTTGATTGAGCAACGCACCCTTCAGGAACTGATAGGTCGCTTGGAACTCATTTGATGGGCTGGCGCCTGGATTGACGAAGCCAAAGTCAGATTGTCCATTAGCAGTACGGATTTTGCCACCTGGCTCATAACGCATTAGAGATGGATCAACAGCATCACCCTTATACCACATTGGCGGGAATATCTTGAACTTGGAGAAGTCGAGATTTAGGTTTACGGTCGTGTCGATTGCTCGCTGTAATGAAGCGCCACGTTCAACATCACCCATACCCCACAGAGAGTCAATAAGCGGGATAGCATATTTGAACACGACAGGAATACGTCCAGATTCGTGCGGGTTCTTAATGTTTCGAACGACAATATTCTCAAAATCTGGCGCGAACGTAATCCAGCGCCCATTCTTGCCACGCTCATATCGAGTAACCAGAGTAATTTGCCCTTGGTGTAGGGTCGCCGCCTCGCCGCGCTCCTGTTGCAGGTTAGTAGCCGTTTCCTTGGCGTCCGATGGCTGATGCTTTTCGGTTGCTTTATCAAGGATAGTCTGGACAGAGGCTCTATTCCAGTCCTTAAACTTCATACGGCTTTGCAGATAGCGTTTGCTATGGTAGGTGACTATATAGACAGCGTCGCAATCATTCAAACTGGTATTGCCAACCTGCGGGAAGCATTCCGTCGGATTTATCACTCTAAAATCAGGGCCGACATAATCCTCGTCAACTCGGTAATCGTACTGAACTGGCATAGCACCGTAGATAAGGGAGTAGTAATCCCACATACGGAGCTTCGTCATGAATGACCACTGGCTTTTAGCGTTAGGAATAACATATTTAGTCCATACTAAATCCATCAGCATTGCTTTGCCTTGGTCGCGCCTGCTTAGCGAACGGATACGTCCGGTCGGTAACTGTGCTACCACACGGGAGGATCGTTCTAATATCAGAGAACTCAAGCTACCTTCGCGAACACGAGACTTAAAACCTTTTTCAGTAGACAGCTTGGCATAGGCAATATCGAGTAAGACACGCCATGTCTCGTGCGTGTGGATCATATTTGTCCTTGATTCTTGATAGTCTTTACCTAAATCGCTTGCTTTCATAATTTCTTTTCCAAAATAAAAAGCCCCCAGATTTCTCTGCGAGCCTACTGCGGCATTACCGCTCGTGGCTATTACATAATTACCATATCATGAGGTTTTTAGATTCTCAAATAAAAATGAATATTTTGTCTAAGAAAATAGAAAACCGCTCTGATATTGTGTTTTGATCTTGGATCTTATAGACTGATGTTCTGGATTTATGCGGCATGTTTTGACTGGGTTGCAATCTATTCTGGCTTGTGTTATCTCAATTTTGTATGCCATGTTACTTACTTTCCTTCCACTTAAACGTAAGAGGACCAAAAGTGAACTCACCCTTCTCGTTAACGCCGAGCCCTACTTCTTCAATTTTATACAAAATATTGTTTCTATCTGTATAAGTAAATTTGGGGGAGCGTCGAGCGTCTCCGAATAATCTTTGGGTAGATTGCATCAGATCGATTATGTCTGGTGGTCTATTTTCTGTTATCTTTTTCTCAAGCTCAGTAAACATGTCCGACGCAGAATTAATGCCACGGACATACTCTTTTTCTAACAGTTTCTGAATCTGTTTCTTCGCTTCAGCGATTTCACCGCCAACCTTGCGCTTCTCACCACGTTGAGCTATGGCTTCATGTTCTCGTCCGAGCTGATATTGCGCGAATAGAATATCATCTAGTGTCATTACCTTTCCTCCTTTTTCATAATATCCTCAAGCGTAGTCCGCGCCTTAAAATACAGCTCATATTTTGCCTCATCTGGCGCGTTAGACAGGTCGATTAGCAAATCCATACCGCACAGTTCGCCAATTTTTGGCGTGGAGCTTTTGCTTTTGGAGCTGCTTAATTTAGCAATCGTAGTATTGTCTAGTTTGCTCGCTAAATCTAAAGTTGCAGTGATTCGGGTGACCTCTTCTGGAGTAGGGAGGTCTGTTACAGTTTTCTTCATTTCAATTTCCTTTCTTATTCGTTTATCGGTTTCTGGATTGTACACTACGCTCGCAGAATTTAAATCGTTGGCAATATCACTCATTCCAAAAATTTGGGCATCACGATTTCGAAGAGAGTTTATAGAGTAAAACCTTCTATGTGTAGCTTTACGGATCTCTTTTGCACGTCCACTGCAGTAGTGACCGTAGCCAGAGCAATAGTTGTATTCTATCCGCTTACGGCACTTGTCGCAGACTATTGAATTGTCTATGTATGACTTTGACGGGCTTCTATCGCATTAGTCTTTTCATGCTTCTCCTTTTACTTCAAGTCTCTATAGCGCAAAGTTGTCGGTACATGTCGCTGTTCAACCTCCCACAATGGAACTGTGATAATATTATAGACTCTAAAAATACGGCTCTTCGCTGAATGAAGCTTTGCCATATTAATAGCCTCATCAAGATCGGTATACGCAAAAGCTTCACCGGCCTTATTCTTGAGCAATCTATGGCCTTTAGAAATCGGTTTTGATACACTAATAAAATGAATAGGGGTGTCGGGGGTAATCATTTTATAACTTTTTCCTTGATCGTCCATAAGTCCCATCGATCGCATTAGCTTATGTCGTCTCTTCTTCTGTTGGATTAACCAGTAGCGAAAACGCTTGAATGATCGTTTAGTCTTTTTCATCTAGATTTCCTTTCCGTCCTTGTAGCATTTCGAGTAGCCCATTTCGCCACCAACTGTTTTACAACGGGCTTCAGTGTTCATGTTTTGAACCATCCAGGCAATAAACAGGCATCCAGCAGCAAATACTAAAGTCGGTATTATAAAAGCAATTACATTGCTCCAGTTAATTTTAGATTTCATTTATCAAAACCCTTCTGCAACATTTCTTTGAGGCAGGTCGAGCCGTTATAAAATTGCGTTATAAATTCATAAACACCATCTTGAATCTGATTGACTTCAACAAAGTTGTCATACACGTCGAAATCTTTATCTAATTCAATTTTATAAATACAATTTCCATCGATAACGACATAACCGTTGTCTTCTAGCTCATAATCGTCAATTTCTTCTACATCTTTATAATATTTATCACGCTCTTCTCTAGGTATGCTTTGCCAGAACTTTTTCAAATTAGATTGAAGTTCGTCAGCGTCTTTATATTTTTTACAAAGCGTCAGCTTTCCTTTATAGCCTACAGTTTCGCTCATTATCTATACCTTTCTTATTACCTTTACTCAAATTACAATTACTATGTGCCAACTGACAATCCTCAATCATACGATGAAAACCGCCCCAAAACTCCTTCGGATTTTCCAGAGCTTCACGGGGAATTTTGTATTCCCAAGCCATATAGTTAATGATTGTTTCTTTAAAATCGTTTAATGTTGGAGGCTCTGGCGGCGGCATGAATAGCCCTGTGATATTTTCACGAAAATCACTTTGCAGCACCTGTTTTTCTTATGCTTCTTTAATATTTAGCCTAGGCTCAGGATGTTTTGCTCGAGTGTTAATTTGGATACGCTCGTTTGTAATATCAACTACACATATTTTATGATCATCAGATGGCACGGACTTCCTGCCGAGAACAAGCAGTGTAGGGACGCTTGCGAACGGCTTAAATAGACTATCGCCAAACTTATAGGCTATGTCTACCGTCATTTTACTAAACACGGCATCCGCCTCTTTGAAACGCACAAAATCGTTTTGAGCGCAGATAATTGCGACTCTTCCATCTGGCTTTATCTTATCAAGGCTCAGCTCCAACATCCCCATTGACGTCTTACCTTTGCCAAGCCTGCCGTATGGAGGATTCATAACAAGAGCATCGATTGAATTGTCATTAAACTTGTTAATTTCATCAAAAAAATCTCCAAGCAAAATATTTGTGTATCCTTGATGTATGAGAGCCGCGTGATTGCCTACGTCTAGCTCAATACCACAGCAATTCTCTTTTTCATACGGCGAGAGAAGGGCTCCTCTACCGGCTGTAAAATCCGCTATAGTCTCAGACTTACTTAGACTTATCCACTGAGACATTATCCAAACGATTTGCTGAGGCGTTTCAACAAACCCCTTAGTCTTCTTGATATTTTCTGCCATTAATTTTGCTCTCCATATCTACTTCCCCTCCACTAGTTCAGGATTTTCGTGAATATTACCGGCGATTTCTAGGTTTGTTAATTCAAAAAGTACCTCTATCTTTTATACCTCCCCAGTCTGCACCAGCTAGCGTCAGATATAAACGGCATTGTTTATCCCAAGCCCTAAATTTTATCTCACGCATTTCTCAAAAACCCATAATGATTACTTGGTATTTCATTGCCGCCAGCTAGAATGAGTAGGTGAATAACATCTTTCAGCTCTCGGTTGTCGTGAGCGCTACGAACACATGTCGTTGGATTATTGTAATGATGATTGTTTTTCTCGATATGCTGCTCGGCAGCTTTGCCAGTAAAGTACATAACTGCGCCATAGTCTTTGCCAGCTTTATTATTATCTAGGATCGTCCACACTGGCATACTAGTGGATCGATTATCTTGATTGACCAGCTCGTCACTCAGGGCTTTAATGCGCCACAGTAGGGCTTCTTCAGCTGGATTTTCTGCTATAATTTTCATTTAGATTTCCTCCTCTTTTTGATATATATCAAGTTCACTAGCCCAAATAGGTTCGCGGTCTTCAATAGTGGCTAGTACTAATTCCATGCCGTTGTACATGCCTTTCATATACTCATCATCTAGGCAGCATCTCTGTATCTCGAGCATGCAATGAGCATCATCAAAATGCTTTTTAAGTATTGTTGCTTTACTAGATCCTGCTTCATTCTTCGCGGTATAAAATCCAAATACGTTGATAAAAAATAGTATTAGATAGAATATTGAACCAGTGTATTGCTTGGCAATAGTAGTAAATGCCATTGAAGTTGAGGCGAGTACCGCACCTATAATACAGATTGTCATGAGTATTTTACGTTCCACTATTGAGTCTCCTAGGAAAAGATTAATATCAAATTATCGTTTAATTTATAGGGCACGACTCTAGCATCTCTGTCGTTCCAACTGATAGCCCTTCTGGATTCTAGCCAGCCAATCAAATCGGCTATTCTGTCACCTTCGTAGTTTCTATTTATAAGCGCACCCAATAGAACTCGTCGGTCTCTCGCGTCCCGCCATTCCTTTACTCGTGTGTTTTCGTAGAAAGACTCAAGCCTCTCCTCTCTAAGCTTATGAGTGTCGAGGATAGCTTCTATTAACACATCCAATTTTTTAACGACAACTTTAGCTAACCCATCGGGACGTTCAATATAAATCGGACATTTTTCTAAGTCGTAATACAGGCTGCAAGCCAATTCTATGTCTTTGCTGTATAACTTATAACTATCCTCCGTTCCTTCTATATATACAAGTACTTCACCTTTCATATCGTATCCTTTCTATTAGCTAATTTTTACCTCGTCTTTAATAACTGGCGTACCTAGCTGAACTCTGAGCCTCGGGTTATTCCTGATGTCCATGTTGCACATTGGATAAGTCTCTCGACGGGTGATTTTAATGGTTTTATGAAACCATACTCGTTTTACAAAATATTTTATGGGGAATATATCGCAAAACCACATAGGCATATAGTTGTACTTGAAATGTTGCCACGGGCCTTTTGGGAACTGGAATGTTTGAACATCTGATACTTCGTACGAATCCTCGCATAACTTGGTAGACAACACTTCAGAAGAGAGGGTAATTACTAAATCGTCAACGATATCACGGCGTTCTCGCAACTCCATGTTTCGCAGCATATACTTGCCCAGACGACGCTCCAGAACTACTCGAGAACTCTCCAGAAGTACACTGTGAATAGTAAACAATTCTTGTGAGTTTGAACCCTTCACTTAGTCATCCTCCACACCAAGGTAGATTAGCCATTCTTTCTTATGATTTTTGATGGATTTTTTAACGCTGTCATATGTGTCGAAGTAAATAGCTGAAGGATATTGCAGAAAGGCAGTCGCTTCAATCAACAACTCTTTATCATTATGGTTGTAATAAGCTATCCACTTATTCTGATCGTTATTGCTCCAATCAGGCTCAAAGTTTGAATCGCGCATAAGCGTGGTGATAGCGATTTGACGTTCGAGAGCTCTTTCGGCATCAGTTTCGGCGTAGTAGATAGCGCCCGCCATATAACGACGATTGTCTACGCGGGAATCCATCCAGACGCCTGAAAACACATACCCGTCATCAATATAAAAATATTTTTGGCCTATTTTCGGCTTCCAGTGAATACTGTCTATTGGCTCTTCCTGAATTTCCTCAAACCATTCAGTTAAAATTTTTGGAAACATGTCAAGAGTCTGTCGGGCGTAAGCCATAACGCCACCATCGCCGTCATCATAAACCAAAGCACCATATTCAGATATGTAGAATAAATCGCCCGCTTTGAAGGTTGGTAAATCTTTGAGTAGTTTGTATCGTTTCATGACACCTCCCATTAAAATATTCCGTTATCTTTCTTATTTCGCTTGCGAGACTTGATGATTTTGTCTTTATACTGTCTGACCTCGCGTTCGCGTTGCCATTCTTTGTCTTCTCGCGCCACCGCAATCTCTGTAACGACGATGAATGCGACGAGTATCACGATTGTCATAATCCAGAACATTATTTATCCTCCTTCGGCTCAAGTTCTTTCTTATTTTTAGCGATATAAGCAGTGCCGTTGGTGCCGCGAACGAAGTTATCCTCGACAATATCTAGCAGTTTCTTAGCATCGTTAGCGTCCATGATGATGAGTTTGTCATTGGTTGCGTCGGTCATCAGATCTACGTTGTAATCGCGAATTATCTCCTCAACAACATCGCGGGTCATATTGACAGGGTCAAGCTTAGCGAGCCGTTTGACTAGTGTACGGTTATCTTTACAGATAAACTCAATGCCTTGACCAACCGTCGGCGTAGCGATAGACAGCCTCTCGTCAAGTATTTTGCCATTCTTGCAAGCTTCAGCGACTGACACTGGGTCGTGTTGAAACATCGATTCAAACTTGGACTTATTGAACACAAACATCGTATCTTCAAACACTAAAACTTGATTCGACGGATCTATCTTTAATGCACACTCTGACGGCAGCTCTTCCATACGTCCGGTTGAAATGGCGTAGGAGACAGTGCCGCCGACTAATACGCTAGCTGGGCGAATGTGCTTAAAAATGTAAAAGCTTTCGTTCGTCTCCTTGTCGGTGAATCGTGCGCAAATCGCTAGTAGCTTCTTTGCCTCGATTTGATTCAAGTCGAGTAGGTCGATGTCATTTGTATACTCTAGATATTCCATGATCGTTTCAGCAACCGGTACGTCATTTACCTTGATGGCGGGTAGGGTATTCTGACAGCACTCAGATGCCGCATAATCAACAACCCTTACGCCGGTGACACTGTCAACTTGCACTCCACTAATGATGTCGTACAAAAACAGCGCGAACAGCCGATGATTGATTGCCTCGTTATGGTCAATGCGAAATATTTCAGACGATTTGGTGATTGCAAATAGCTCAATGTCTAATTTATCCTTACGTCCGTCCGTTTTGTTTGCCCAGAGAAATATGTCTGGCAATTCTGTTTCTTTAGTCATTTTTACCTCCCTTTATTTCGTTAGTTATCGCTCGCTGTTTACGCTTTCGGCGTTGCTTCTTTCGTAAAGCCTTTTTTGTCATAGCTTGCCATCCGTTTTTAGTCGATGATGATTACGACATAAGTATTGCAAGTTATTGACGTCATAGCGCAGGTGTGGGTGAGAGCCGCGCCCCTTGATGTGATCAACGTCTAGGTTTTTAGTCTCGGTACATCCGGCGACTGCACACACATGCCCAAATTTCATGTCGAGGTATGGCTTCGCAACCTTATCTCGGAACACTGCCCACGCTTTTGCGTGTTTGCCGCACTGCGATATTTTCTGTCGTTTTTTGAATGGACAGAACGTCTGATAGTGTCTTGTGCTACCACAGTTCTTACACAGTGCTTTAGCTTTATCTGTCGTCATCTGCTTTATCCTCGATTATCGTTGTGATGTCTGATGTTGTGGTAATCTGTTTGACTCTACCGTTAGTAAATTTAACGGCAAAAACAATATCTCCAGACTTGTCGGTCGGCAGGGTCTTGATGTAATCCACTAGGTATATAACTGCTTCTGCCGTAGTTTTGAATCGGATAATCTCCGACGTTTGCCCGCGTATACCCACGGTCTCACCTTTGTGTCTCATGAGATAGAACGGGCCAACTTCACCAAACGGCGTATCGCGTGCGGCTCGTTCTAGGTTAATGATGTATTGTGGTAAATCTAAGCTTTCCAAAATATACCCTCCTTTAATTTTTTATCGGTAAACTACCCATAATACCCTCCATCGCTGAACAGTCCCGGATCAGACTGAGGCATAGAATCCTCAACTGTCGCCTTACGCTCATTGACAAGCCCGTAGCGCAGTGCATCGTAGAGATGGTCTTCACCAGTTGTATCAACATCCTCGGGTCGTTTAGTGTCAACCACGAGACTCGGTAGGGTACGGATAAAATGAACACAGTTACTGAATACCTGCAGGTATGGCAATCCGTCTGGTGCTAGAGACAACGCTTCGTGAACAGCAGTGACTCCTTGAAGCCGGTCGTTATTGGCGGGCGTGAAGTTGATGCCTTCTTCGGTAAATCGATCAGCGATAGTTTTTCCGTCATCAGCATTAGCAATATGCTTCCACAGCGACGGGTCGGCTAGCCTAACGGGCAGCTGCTCGTTAGATTGCTCAAGCTGCTTCATCTCGCGTGCCTGGATCCTTGGACCTTTGCCGCTAACATAATATTCGCGGTAAAGATATATCCGTTGACTAATTGGGTCACGTGCTAGCCAAACAGCACCCGCATACGTACCTCGTCCATAGTCATATGCCATCCATCTCGGCCAGTGGTCTGGTATGTTAAACGGCTCGACAACGTGTAGATGTCGCCGCCACTCGCTAAACGCCTGACCAGCAAACAGATCCCAGTTGCCATACAAGTATGCTTCGCGCTTCTTTGGGTCTGCCATTGTCAGTAGGCTACGCATGTATGACTGTCTGAATGACGCGCTCGGGTGGTCTTCTAGAGTGGCAGGGATAAACATACGAGTTGTCTCGATGTAGTCAATTGAGCCGTCTCGCTTGACGTACGGACGCTTGTCATAAATTATCTGCTCAGGTGGTGCGGCATCGATAAATCGAGTCTTAACCCAGCCATGCCCGACGCCACCTGGGTTGCCAGCTGCGAAGACGGTAAGCGGTTTGTCTGGATCGTCAGAACGAACGCGCCCAACGAGGTTGTCGTACCAGCTTTCGTAGAACTGAGTTAACTCGTCGATACCCAGCATGTGTATCTCTGAACCCTGATAGTGATTAAAATCATCTTCATGGTTGTAGTAGCACAAGTAAATCCACGATTCAGTGGCGGTGAAGTAGTAGCCCTTTTCTTGCGACCTAAATATCATGTTGCCGTCCTTGATATATGCACGGCACTGTTTATCTATTTCTCGCATGAGGGTCTTTTTCGTATCCTCGTACGTTCGCCGAAATAGATACGCTGCGTAGTGATCGTACTCAAGGCAACGTGTTACTGCTTCAGCAACTAGTGCGGCAGTCTTTCCTCCGCCGGCAGCACCACCGTAGAATCGCTCAAAAGCTGTTGATGTATGAAACAATGTCTGACGAGGCGAAGCAGTGTAATCCGGTACTTTGACTATTTCTGTCATGATTCTGGCGTCCTCGGAACAGTGTTAATGAACTTAACCTCACGGTTAGTGTTCTCGGTCTCATATTTGTCTTTGAATCCCCAGTTATTCTTCAAGCTGAATATTACGCCAGCAGTATTAGTGCCAAACAGAGACTCCTCCGCATAGGCTTTAATCTGTTCTTTTGCTTCTTTTATCGTGTTGGAAAATTCTGGATATTTCTCTGAATATGTGGTCTCATAGTCTAATAACACATCGCGTGATGTGCCTAGTGCAACAGCTAAACCAGTAACGGTGAGTGGTTTCTGTTTGGTTTTAACTTTGCGGACCACCTTGTCCTGGACGACCTTTCCGTTTTCAATGATGATCTTTCCAGACTTAGAGTCGCGGCGGTCAATATACTCAGTTTGTTCTTCCCAGTGGGGCGCTGCATCCTTAAAGTATTCAAGTATCATGGCGCGTAGTTCGTCGATATTCTGAAACTTCATCGGACGACCGGGCGAGTACTCATAGACAGGCTTTGGCGGCTCAGGTGCAGGCTCGGCTTTGCGGACCACCACATCTACAATACGCTGAGCATGCGCCTCAATCGCCACTCTGTTGTTTTTCTGAGTCATCGTCATCATCTTCCTTTCCATGTTTAACTCTTACTGCCACAATCCTCGACTCTGGATCGACGCTTTCTTCTACGCGGCGCATATGAGAAGGCGAGGAATAACTTCGAATAGTTTGCGGGCGTAACCCAAGCCGGCGAGATAGCTCGTCAGCCGTACCTATTCCTACTACTTCTTCTCCCTTGTACAGGACATACTCGACCGCCATAAATCTAGCCCTCGCTCCGTAGTCTCTTTAGTTCTTTGCGAAGTTCAACAATAGCGCGTTCAGCACGTCTTAGTGCACTCTCAACCCGCTTGATCATTTCGTCTCTTGTCATAGCAGCGATACCTGTTCGTCTTTCTTGATAGCATCCGGACTATGCTCCATCAGCCACGCATAAGCTTTCTCGCGAGCATCTTTCTTTAGGTCGCCAGCATATAACTGTTTAGACAGAATATCGACCTTCGCTTTGAGATAAGCATCATTACGGTTGTTAGTAATTAACGTGTCAATTTCCGCGACCGTATTGCATCTATGGCAAATAAGCTTATCTGCTCGGAGACACTCCCATTTGTGTACGTGCTTGCTATCGTTCATATTTTTACCTGTCTCTGGCTGCTGCTTGGCAAGGGTGGGCATCGCCAAGCCATTTAACCGCTTCCGGCACCAGTGTGTGATTAGCTAACTTCCTTTTCTTCTCGGATGAATCCGCCTTGCCAATCCCGGCGAATGATTTTTGAATGGATATGGTAAAAGCTTTTCGCTAGCAGTCTTTTATAATCGCGTGCATCAGATCGGGACCGAAAGGTTAATGACAAGGCTCTTGCTTCAAAGTCTGGCTTGACGTGCCACTCGGTATAGTCTTCGTCCTCACTGCGAATTTCAAGCTCAGACTTGTCATCTTTCTTTCTGGATAAAAGCTGTAAGATTCCCATTCTCGGATTCCTCCTTAAGTTTCGATAGTTATTCCGCCGTGCTCAGCCCATATCTTGGATGCACACACCTTCCAGACGTACGAATCATCCTCGCAGAGATGATCCAGAAACGCCTTAACCAGATTGTCTATATCCGGTTTCTGCTGATGTGGGCGTCCATTCATGGACTTACGCTTCTTGTTCGACCAACTTTTTGGCATGGGCAGAGCAAATTCAATCGTAAACGTTTCAGGCGGCTCATATCCTGGCAGTTTCAGCCTTAGCTCGTCACCGTATGCTCGATAGCTCATCACTGACGGACGCTCATTCCACTTATCGCTTCTCGTCATGCGTGGTTTGCTAACTGGTGTAATACTGATATGTTTTTTCATCTCTTCTTTTCACTTTGCGAGCGAAGCAGAGAATAAACAAAGACAGTCACATCAGTAATGAGAATTGCCCCGAGGATTTGTGCAATCGGTAGAGTCCCGATTGCGGTTTCCATGTACTGGACTCCAAAGAGCTTTATTCCCGCTACTATCTCTGCAGCGCGGACCATGATAGTCCAGGCATTGTCCAAAAAGACAGTTACGTTGTTGATTGCTGTTTTAAGTTTGCCCATAGAGTTGATCTCCTTTCCGGCTGTTTTTGTTGTTTATTACCACCAATATCCCGGGTAGGGGCGCGGGTCGGTACGTTTCCAGAACGCGGCGGCTGCCTGCCAACTATCATATCGGCTGATGGCATAATTGTGACACCAGCGTAGCTGCGTAACGGGATTTGTCATGTAGTCATCTCCCGCAGATGCCATCTTGGTCGCTGGCAGGCTCTGGCACAATCCGTATGCGCCAGAGCCTCCTTTGTTCCAAACATTGTGCCGCCAAGAACTTTCGTGTTCGATGATGTAGTCTACTGATATCCAATCGCTTTCGGGAATACCAGCGGCACGCATCAAGTCGTACTTAGTGCTTGGCGGTTCTGCTTCGGACACCGCCAAAACTGTCTGAGGCTTTGGTGATATCGTCTGCTGAGGTTTTTCAGCAGGCTTGATAGTCTGCTGTTTCTGAATCTCGTTATTGTGTGATAGCGGTGCTGTCATCTCTTCCTGGGGCTGTTTCGCCGCTGGCATGAGTGCTACTATCGCTATCACGAGGACCATGCGTATGATACGAACGGTTTGTACCTCCATTTCTTGTTATTATCAGCCTTCCGGTATTGAGCTCTCTGTCGCCGCTTGTGATTATTATTTCGGCCGTTCGCTTAAATACGGGAAGGTGATTGTTGTTTGCAAAAGTCAAATTGTTAACGTTCTCAACATTTCCATCAGGAGTTTTGCTAACCCTGCGGAACAGCTAAACCCGTTAGTTGTCCCGGTTGGAGTAACAAAAGAGAGGCATGCCTTGCGGTGCATGCCTCTCTTTTACGAAAAATAACCCGCAAGGCGAGCTTTATAAAAAAACAAAAAAGACGCTTGTGTGCGTCTACTATCAAAATTAAATTACTGGTGCGGGTAAGGAGACTCTAACTCCTGGCCTCTTCCATGGCAAGGAAGCGCTC